TCCCAGCACGTGCAGAGTGAATGCGACATTCTCAGTAATGGTCTTGTTTGGAAGCAAACGAAAGTCTTGAAAAACGGTGCCGACCTGGCGACGAAGCTCTGGGACTTTATGGTTGGCAAGTGTTCCTAAATCCTTACCTGCCACATGAATGACCCCGGAGGTTGGACGATCCTCGCGCAGGATAAGACGCAGGAAAGTTGATTTGCCTGAGCCCGATAGACCCACAAGGAAAACAAACTCTCCCTTGATGACCTCAAGATTTACCGAGTCAAGAGCCGCCCGCTCCTGACCTGGGTAGATCTTGGTGACGTTCTCAAAGCGAATCATCTCAATCTCCCAAAGCTAATCCAGGCCCACGAGTAATTGTGACGAGAGCACTATGGGGATAGTTTATGGATGGATTGTGAAAACAGGCTCATCTAACGCGCAGATGAGCCTGTGAAATCCTGTGATTAAGGCGATATTTGGGCTGCTACTCAACTCAATAGTTGAGCGAATCTCTGAGCGAGTGGTTGAAACGGTGCGTAACCCTACGAGCTACGACGCCAGCGAATCCCCGCCTCGATAAACTCATCAATCTCACCATTTAGAACTGCTGAAGTATTTCCCGTTTCATAATTGGTGCGCAGGTCTTTGACCATTTGATACGGCGCCAACACATACGAGCGCATCTGATTACCCCATGAGCCCGAGTTATCCCCCGTCCCTTGCAACTCTACTTTAAGTGCTGACCATGTTGATGCCATTTTTAACTCCTAGTTCGTTGAAACATCAGCCCAAGCCGCTGTTTGTGTATTACCGATATTCTGCCAGTTTGCGGTCTGTGTGTCATCTATTACACTCCAAGCAATTGCCTGTGCAATTGAGCCAACCGATCCAGTTGCTGAAACTCCTGACAACGATACCGCAATATTAAGAGAGCCTACTGAACCTGTAGCACTAACACCAGACAACGCAACTAAAGACGTAAATGTAACCGTTCCAACACTGCCAGTTGCACTAACGCCCGTAAGCGCTACACCAACACCTACACTGCCTACCGTACCTGTAGCTTGAACACCCGACAACAGTTGCCCAACACCAAGCGATTCAACCGCGCCGGTACCCGCTACACCTGTGAGATCAACACTTTTTACACCTTCAACCAACCCCACTTCGCCTGTACCCGCTACGCCGGAAAGTTGTATACCTACCCCAACCGACCCAACTTCGCCTGTACCCGCTACACCGGATAGGACAACACTTTCTACAACTTCTTCAGTGCCTACCTGACCCGTAGCAGATACACCTGTAAGAGCAACGCTTTCCTCAACTCCCACCGATCCAACAAAACCTGTACCCGCTACGCCGGAAAGTTGTAACCCGGTTCCAACGGTTCCTACCGATCCTGTACCAGATACCCCAGAAAGCTGTCTACCTACTCCAACGGAACCTACCGCCCCAGTAGCAGATACCCCTGACAACGATGTTTCAATATTTAGTGTACCAACTGAGCCTGTACCAGACACCCCAGATATTGCGGCTGATGCACTATAAATAACCGATCCAACTTGGCCTGTACTTGCCACGCCTGTAAGAGCAACGTTTTCCGCAACCCCAACCGACCCAACAGAACCTGTACCGGCTACACCGGTTAGCGCAACACTTTCCTCAACTCCTACTGATCCAACAGAACCCGTACCTGATACACCCGTAAGAGCAACACTTTCTGCAACTCCCACTGATCCAACTTGGCCTGTACCTGCCACGCCTGTAAGAGCAACACTTTCTGCAACCCCAACCGATCCAACTGAGCCAGTAGCAGCTACTCCAGTAAGAGCAACACTTTCTGCAACTCCTTCACTGCCCACCTGACCCGTAGCAGATACCCCTGTAAGAGCAACACTTTCTGCAACTCCTACTGACCCGACTGAGCCAGTACCTGCTACGCCAGTAAGAGCTACACTTTCTGCAACTCTAACTGTCCCGACAGAACCTGTACCTGCTACTCCGGTTAGCGCAATTGAAATTACTAAAGCAACTGTCCCAACAGCGCCCGTGGCTGATACACCTGTGAGCGCATTTTGACTACCGCCCCAAGTATTACTACCCCAAGTGCCTGCGCCCCATGCTGTGGACATGACTTATCAATTACGCAATTCGCAGCAATCCGGTCGTTGCATCATTAGTTGGCATAGTCAGTGAAAACGTACCAGCAGCAACTGTTTGAGCCGTGAACGTGTAAACAGCCACAGATTTTTTGCCTGAGTTTGTGTCGTTATACAAAAGCATTGCATCAAACGAAGTAGACAGTGTAACTGTTGTGTATGTGATACTTGCAGAAGGCGTTAAGAACGATGTTGTTCCAGAACTGCTTGGTGCGGTACCAAACGTAACAGTTACACCACCAGCGGTATAACCTGTTCCAGATACTTCAGTTACTGCACCCGTGTACGACGTTGTTGAAGCACCCAAAGAGCTTGCCGCCGTGTACAAAGCCGCCTTAAACGTATCAGCAGTTGATGCTGTGTGCGCAGGGACGCCCGTACCGTTAAACGCATGAACTGCATTAAATAAGTCGACCTTGAATGAAGTGGTCATTGCTTGTGTATTTGCCATGATTTTTCCTTAAAATTCAGCGGTTTCGCCAAAACTAACAACTGCACGTTTTAGTTGAACGTGCGCCGAACGGTGAACTAATTCACCCTCTAACCAATACTCCACCCATGTGGTAGTTTCGTTATCATTATCAATGGTTCCTTCACGCTTTTCAAGCAATGATTCGTCCATTTCGCCTTTGGTCGTAGTAATCAATTTGAACTCCTGATAAGAGCCGCCGTAGCGGTGTTTGCGGGCATGGTGATTGTAAACGTGGTTGTCGATGTTTTGTCAGACCCAAAGTCCAAAACAGCTATGGATGGATTACCGGCAACGGTATCGTTATAGATTAACGCGCATCTAGCCGTGATTGCCCCAGTCCACGAGATATTTGGAAAGCTTACGAAAGCTGTGTATCCAGAAGATGATACCGTAATAGGCGTTAGTATTGCCCCGCCATTAACGTAAGTGCCTGTATTAGCTACTTCGTTCGTAGCTGAATACGCCGTTGTGTCTTCGTTTAAATTAGCAGAAGCTGTGTACAGGGCAATCTTAATCACGTCAGTTGTCAAGTCATGTATGCCTTGATAAAGCTCTGCTTTGAAACTTGTGGTCTGGGTCTGGATGATTGACATGTCAAGTTACCTTCTGACGGAACTGCCCAGAACGGTAAGCATCTTGACGCTCCATACCATCACCCAAACGCTTGGCCAACGCAAGAGCTTCCATGAACTTCTGGTTGTACAGAGTCATCATATCTTGTTCGCCCTTCATGTAGGTGTAAGCCTCAACCAAAGATGCGTACAAAAGCACGGGGTCAAAGTTATCACCCAGCCACGAAGTATAGGGAGAAACAGTAATGCTTGGTGGGTAAAAGAAATAATGAAGCTCAGCACTGTATCCCGCGTCGGGTGTTGGGCCAAGAATAAAAGTTAACTCTGCCGCGTTATCCGAACGCGGGCCAAACAGCGCATAGTACTTAGGAATTCCTGTGTCTGTGGGCTGTGGGTACGCCTGCCGGATAAAGTTAACGTCTTTGTTTAACAAGTACTCGTACTCACCACTGGCGTTAATAACCGCCAATGAATACACCGCCAAAAAGTCCGTGGGGCACTGTAAGTACTTGTTGTTTGTAGTCATCACCCCTGTCACGTTACTGCGCAAAGACGGAAACTGTACCGAGTTGAATATACGCTCTTCAGCTTGCTGAACGAACACGGGGATATTAGTCACGAAATCTGCTTCCGTGTTCTCCGTGTACGCTTGGATCGCGTTGCTGAGTTCAGTGTAATTCATACTTTACGCCATTGGCCCACGAGCAATCGTGCCTTTGGTCGCCGCGCCGTTACCACGGGTGACGATACCGGATGTCTTAGTAGTTTCGTTACCAGCAGCTTTGCTGATGTTACCAACGCTCATATTAACGGTGTCGGCTTTACTGCGATTGACGCCAGAACCGGGGTTTGTAGACGCAACAACAGGCGCGCCACTCATGGTGTGTGGCTTAGCGTACGCCGAAGCGGGTAAATTGTTAACCTTGGCCATGTTATTTCCCCTGATTCTTAACTTTGGCCATACCGCGACCATACTGCATCATCATCTCATTGGTCTTACCGCCCTTGGCAAGCTTTGTAGGCGCTTTGCCCGGGTGCATATTCTTCTCGTGCTTACCGATGGCGGACTTCACCATCTTCTTGTCTTGTGTCATGTCTTTCATAACTAACTCCTAAGTAACTGTTACTGTAAC